TGGTGTGACCAGCGGCGCCTGCGGGCTGGAAGGCATGCAGCCCGGCGATGGCGGCGGGCGGTTTAAGCGAAGCGATTCGTACGATATGGAGCAGGCATTAAAGCCTCACGGCATCCGCTGGGCCGAATACCGGCATAAACATAAGGACATCAAGCGGGTATTCAGGTGAACGTGAATTTTGATTTTAATTTTTGGACGGTGCTGTTGTTTTTGATGAATTTCGGGCTGGCTATTTTTGTGCAGATTAGTACGCGTAAAAAAGCGGAGTCAGAACAACTGAAGTCCCTGGAAAAAGGTTTGCAACGGGAAATTGCCGAGGTGCGCGTAGCTGAAGCGGCGCGCGATAAATGGCATTGAATTTGTAAGATAAATGGCGTGTATTTTGTTTGCGCATTATGCAACTTAATTGCCAAATGTTAAACGGGCGGCAACGTGACAGGGATGCCGTTGGAATCGAACGCTGTTTGGAATGCGTTGTATTGGGTCAATGTGATGACGTTAGTTGTCATCGCATCAACAACCAGCGCATCGACATCTATCCAAATTTGCATGTTAAACGAATCGGTAAACGCAGGATAATGTTTTAGCAGATTATTCAACACAAATATGCCACCCAACGCGCACGTCTTTTTTTAACTACTCCTCGATCGAATTCGCAAGATGAAACAAGTCGTCGATTTTCTCTGGCGTGGCACCGCACGCTGCCGCCAGCGACAATGTGAACGGCGATAAACGCTTGAACACCCTTGCCCGATTCCACATATCCTGTGTATCCTGATCTGCTTTTGCCACTTCCGCTTCCACCACTTCACGCAAGCCAATTTGCGTAAGTGCGCGGCATATTTTCCACGACTCTGCTTGCATGGATGCCCGAACATCACTCATCAACAGCGGAGCCGGACTAGAAAGCACGGGCATGCCGCTCACGGGGTCAGCAGTAATAATTTGTCCGGCGACTTCGCCGGCACGCAGAGACGCGTGCTCAGCACTAGATATCTCAACCGCGTCGGCAGGAATAACACCCCGAAAAATAGATAAATCATAAAAACCATTTGTTGTCGCCGAATAATACATATTAGCCTCCTATTGCAAAAAACCAACCGCCCTGAGCAATCGCCGAATTATTTGAAACCACCAGTTGCGACGCGGTCGAGGTGCTGTTAACTGATAGCGCGATTGGCGTAGAACTCAACCCAATTGAGCTACACGTCAGAAAAATAGCGTACACATCATTAAACGTTGTGGGGAACGTCACATTAACGGCCCCGCCACTGGCAATAACCGGAACCACACCCCACTGAACTAATATTCCGCCGGGGAGTGTTAGATACCCGCTGCCAGCAACATTTTTAGGCAAATCCCAGCCTGATGTCAAAGCCTGCAATAGCTGAGTCAAATCACCGCCGGCAGGTGTCAAACCCGCCGCCTCAATAACAGATACAATTTCACGCTGAGGATGTTCGATCGCCGCCGCAGGCGGAATTGATCCAGCCGACACACCGACCACACCATCGACATACGGATCGCCGGGAGCACCCCCGACAGGTTGTTGGTATTCCATGCTTATCTCCTATGGGACATAGTTAAAATGTAAATTGCGATGTGCCTCGTTGATGCGTCTAAAGCGGCACTCCAGATCGGTTGCAGGCACATATTTCATCAGCGGGTCTATCCCGCACTCAGACTCGCCGCAACGGAAATAGGTCACACGAGGCCCCAGCACCGTGACGGTCCAATGATGACGGACGGTATGGCCGCCGCTCCATAGCTGGTCAATGCCGCATTGGCTGATGCCGCACACAAACGGTTGATACTCGGTAATCGTGATGCTGTAGCCCATCGCTGTCGCCAACGCCAGATAAAACGCACGTGTCTGGCCGCCGGTATAGGTCAATTTGGACACTAACGCCAGGCGACGCTCTTGCAGCGTGGTATTCACACCGGCGGCACAGGGGTCCGGCAGGCCGGCGTAAACCTCCCAATCGTTTAGCAATTCCGATGTATAGCGGGGATCCAGTTCGTTGCGCAACTGATCTGCGCGCGCATCAATGCGGGCCAGCTCTTCCGCTTCCGCTGCCAGCAACTCATAAACGCCGGAACCAGGCTGGCGCAGGTCGTCCCACAACTTGCCATTGGGTAAATGCGCCAATAACGCGGTTAAATAATCGGCGGCGGATGCGCTCATAACGTCGTAAATGTGACCGTGCCCAGTGTGACGATTTGGCCGGTGGTAGGCTCAACGTTCGCTGTCGGGCTGGTTAGACTGTGATCGGTTTCGCCGACGGCAATCGATATGGCCTCGCGAATATGACTGAGCAACAATTTACCGGCGCCGGTGCCGTCTTCCACCCGCGCTTCATCCAAAATCAACGCCGCTAATTGGGCTTCAACGGCTGCCCGCACCGTGGCATTATTCGGCGCCAGGGCAATCTCAGGATTTAATGGCGCTGCAATAGGTGGCACTACGTACAAACCGGACATGCCGGCCGGCCGCAACGGATCGATATAGTTATAAAGAGCCGTGGCGTCGGCTGTTAACGGAACGCCGTCGGCATAGGTATTGTGCATCATGAAATACACCACCACCGTGCCGTCGCCCATACCATTCGATACTGCATAGGCGCGGGTGACGCCGGGAAATTCCAGGGCCCAGGTTTCATAATCCGATTGCGAACCGCCCTGTACCGGATTGCGCACGCGGCGGAAATAACGCGTCTGTAAATTGTCGTCGCCCTCGATGTCGGCGCCACCGGTCAAACCATCGCCTGTGAGCATCAACGTCGATGTAACGCCGGCGATCGGGCTGACGAGCGATAACACCTCGCCAGCCGCTAGGTTACCCGCAGCACCGGTAGCTACCGCCGTGACCGTGGCCGCCGCGACACCAGTCGCAATAACTACCTCGGCATCAGTAGCATATTCGACGCCGTATTTGCTTTGCAGTAGAGTGCCAGCCAATATTATCGCGCCATTAGTGCCGGCAAACGTTATAGCGCCAGCGGCCGGCGTGGCCGCCAGATTGGTCAATCCGTGCACGGCGGCAAACTGCTTTAATGACAAACCTGATGCGGTAAAGGGGTGATACTGAGTGGCCAGCCAATCCAAATGACCATGCAACCCATGCGATACGCCCGCCAACGATTGCTTAATGCCCTCGATAATCGCGTTGTATTGAGTTTGATCGACGCCGCCAACCACGTGCATATCCACGCCAACGCGGGTCAATATTTCCGGTAACGTGGGTTTAGTGAAATTGCTCATCCTGTCACCGAATCGAATTGGGTTTGCCAGACACTGCCATCCGGCTGGGTAATGTCAATCGAGCAACCCAGCATGGACGGCGCATGCCACCAGGCATCGACACCGATTTCAATAGCCCGGTCGGTATCGATCAGCCATTGCAGTGACTGCTCTATATAAATGATAGCCAGCTGTCTTGTTTCTGCCGTTTCCTTTGCACGATGCAACACCCATAGCAAAGAGCCGTGTGGGCGAGCTTGCGCGCCTGGTTCACTACCGTCGGACGGGTAATCGTCGCCCCAATAACCGCCTGCGTAGTTTTGAATATCATCTGCCAGGTGTTGCGGGCGTGGGTCATCCGCCGTCAGGCGGCGGTCGGTAAACAAGCTGGCGATGACGGCGGCTTGTAATGTGTTATCGATAGGCGGGTTGCCGGTCGATAGGTCCAGGTAAAAGCGGCCGGTGGCGTCTTGTGTTGAGAAAAAATCCTGGTTCATAACGACTTTACCTTGTCTGAACCCTCTTCAATCGGCCACAACCCCGCACTGGAACCGGAACCGACATTTACCCGATCGCCGATCCGCGCCACTTTTGCGCCACCCTCACCTCCCAGATTGATATCATCAGACTCAATCACCACCTTCGGCGCTTTAACATGGATATGGTCACGCTTAAGGGTAATGGTTTGGCCTAAATCGTCATAAATCGCCACTTCCCCAGCTTCCAGGTCTTTTAACCGATATTGCCGATCGGCCACGCAAATCGCTATTTCGTGTCCACTACGGCCGCCGGCGCTGAGGGTAATTGCTTCCGAACCTGGGTGGGCGTGGGCGGTAAATCCATAGGGTTCAAAATGCTCGACGCTATCCAGCGCCAATGCGCCAATGGTTTTCACTTGCAGCATTTGCAATGCCGTTGCGCTATCCACCAGCGAGACAATGCCCCGAGTAACCAACAACTGTAGGCGGCGTTTTAGACTCTCCATCACCACCCTCCATTGCCGCTGTTCGGCTCGGGTTCCGGCTGCGGCTCCAGGTCGAATGCCTGTTTCGGGGTCACTTCCAGAACGGTAATGCTGCCGCCGTTGTCGTCTATGCTGTAGGTGACCTGGCTGATCAGCAACCGGGCCATAACGTTTAGCAATGGGTCTTCCACGTCCACCAGTACATTCGGCTCCCACAGCCCTTGAGCATGATGCCATCCGCGCACCGTGTAGCTAATGCTTTGGCCTTCGCCGGCGCGGCGGTTCATTTCGGCGGCGCTGCGGGTTTTGCAGTCGGCGGCATGGGCCGGGCCGTCGGCAATGATACAGGTGGGGCGATATCGCAGGTTAAGGTCTTTTACCAACGCCTCGGCATGCGCGGCTTGGTCGCCGTGGAATAGATCAGTGCCGCTAGTTTGGCCCAATACCCGGTATTCGCTGAATCGCTCGGAACTGCTGAAACGGCCGGAGGCGGACTTGATGTTTTGGCCGTAGACCAATTTAGTCGGCGCCACG